GCTTATTTTTTGCGGAAATCAACCTGAATCACCCGATCCGAGAGCCGCCGCACAGAAGATCGTCCAAATCTTCCACATAGGGATCCAGCGCGGTATCCACGATGTTGCGGATAGGCTGCTCGGCCTTCAGGTAAGCGTGGAGGAGAAGCGTGACCTTTTCGGCCTGGCGGCCGTCGAGCCGGTCAACCGTGGAGATGATATCGGTCAGGGACAAAGCAACATCCCGCTCCAAGGTTTTATAGTACAGCAGAGTGGCTCTCTTTTTATCGTCGCAGCCGTAGGTGGAATGGATGCTGTGCTCTGTGCCGTAGGTTCGGCGCAGCTCCTCCACCGCCGCCGTGCGGCCGCTCTTATTGTCTTCGGCGATGGAAGCCAAAAGTTCAGAATAAACCCGTTCCATGGGGGCGTCATAGCCCATAAGCCAGGCCTCGTTTACATTGAGTGCCTGTGCAATAGCATAGACTGCATCCTGCTTTGCTTCCCAGTCACCCTTTGCATATCTTGTGATGCTGGATTTGCTAAGTCCAGAAAGTCTAGCAAGCTCAGCTTTTGTTATTTGCCTATGTTCAAGAGCCATATTTAGACGATTTGCAAATGTTGACGGTTTCTCCATTATATGATCCTCCACTTCTTTGTTAGCGTTATTATAAACGTGCAGTTGCGAAAAATCAATACCGTTTTCTAAAAATTTAGTTTTATCAACATTTGGTATTGACATTTGAAAATTATTGGGTTATATTGGGCTTACCCCGTTAGTTGCGATTTATCAACTCAGAAAGGAAGATGAACTGATGCCTACAATGGACTATTCAAAACTGTGCGGTCGTATTAAGGAATGTGGCTATACACAGAAAAGTCTCGCTAAAGTCATTGAAATTAGCGAGAGCCATTTCTGCCAGAAACTCTCTGGTAAGTATCCATTCACGCAGAAGGAGATTGACAAGATCTGTGATGCGCTTAAAATTTCCGTCGATGAAATTGGCGCTTTCTTTTTTTCTCCCGAAAGTTGAGATTTATCAACTTTCGCATGAGCGTGAGATTTTAAGAAAGGAGAACAACATGACCGGAAGAATTATCATCACCGGAATTTCGGAAGCCGAAAAAAACGTGCAAATGTACCTAAATGTTTTGCGGCGCTGGCTTGTCAGAAAACTGTTGGGAGATGGGCTGGCGGTGGAGGTAAGAGAAAAGCCGTCAGGTTATGAGTTGCAGCTCATAGACCTGAGACGGCTTATCCCTTATGGCTTCTGGAAGGTTGAAAAGAACCTGCGGCACAAGAATCTTTACAACCTTATTTGGTTACCTGCTTCTGGACAGAGAAAGTCCTCGGCAGAGAGCAAGTCTCGTTCCGCTCAACCTTGATGCTGAGCACACACTTCCGATACTCCGGGCATCTGAAAGAACGGAATACGGCATAGTAAGTTCCGTCTTCGTTTTCGATACACTCATCAATGAACCATTTTGTTTCCCCCGGCAGCTCCTGAACGTATCTGGAAAGTGCTGCGGCAAAGCGGTAATCCTCCTGAAACTGGTCTTCATTTTTCAGGTTATCGCTATTTTGATACCGTTTAATTTTCATTTTTTCACTCCCTTCGCCGCCATTTTATCATGACGGACCGGGGTGAGCAAGATTTGAGAAAGGAGTGCCCCATGACCGGAAAAATTGTCATCACCGGAATTTCGGATGCCGAAAAAGCGGCCAAGGAAATTCTCGAGCACATCCAGGCCATCAAAGATATCCAGCGCAGGATGGTCTGGTTCGGATCCGATATTCAGATTGTGCTGGACAGCAAGGAAGAAGCCGCCAGCGGCAACTGACGGCTTCCTGCTGATCAACGGTTTGATTCAAGGTACTTAATGATCTCTTTCCGGAATTCATCCAGCGCATAGAAGGTCTGTCTTGATAACTGAGCAATGTCCCCGCCGGTAACAGGTTCATTGCTGTAGTCATCATATTCGCTACGCATTTCGCTGGAGAAATCCTCTAACACCAACGTCAAACGCTGGTCCAACTCTTTAATCGTCATAGAACTGCGCTTCAACCACAAGAAGATCCTCGACAGCGAGGACTTGGAGCTCCGGGAGGATAACATCGGGCTGAGGGCCCACGCTGTCGTAACTGACAGCGAGGTCATTGCCGCCGCCGAGCAGAAAGAACTGCGAGGCTGGTCTTTCGGTTTTGTGAAGCAGAAGGATCATTGGAAAACCGATGAAGAAGGTACCCGCCGCCGCTTCGTGGACGAACTGGAACTGAGGGAAGTCTCCATCCTGGATAAGACGCCGGCCTACATTGCCACCAGCATTGAGACCCGCGACGATGATGAGATCCTTGTCGAGTTCCGCGCCGATCAGCCGCTGGAGGACGGCGTGGACTACATCCGTCAAACTGAAAGCACCACGGAAACCAAAACCACTACCCTGACGCCTGGGGATGAGAGCGTTATGTTCTGCGCCCAGAAAACCGTAGAAATCTACAAAATGAGAAGGAGAATGTGATTATGCCTTTCAACCTGAAAAAGCTGACCGAACGCCGTGTCGAGCTGATGACTCAGCTGGAAAACATGGTGAAGAACTGCGAGACCGAAACCCGCGCCTTCAATGATGAGGAGCAGACCCGGTACAACGAAATCCTGGCCGAGGTTCGTTCCATTGACACCACTCTGGACGCTGCTGACCAGGGCGCCGCTCTGCAGCAGATGGAACGCCGCGCCGCCGGCGGCCAGGAGGAGCCCCGTTCCCAGGAGGAGCTGGAAACCCGCGCCTTTGAGTGCTATATCCGCGGTATCGCCCCCGATGTGGAGACCCGTGCGGCAACCAACATGACCGTCGGGGACAATGGCGCAGTCATTCCTACCTCCATCGCCAACAAGATCATCGAGATGGTCAAGGAGATCTCTCCCCTGTACCACCTCTCTACCCATTACGACGTGGGCGGCACCCTGACCATCCCCAGCTATGACGAATCCACCCAGAAGATCACGATGGCTTACGCCACCGAGTTCACGGCGCTGACTTCCAGCTCTGGCAAGTTCACCAGCATCTCTCTGGGCGGTTTCCTGGCCGGTGCTCTGACCAAGATCTCCATGTCCCTGATCAACAACAGCAAGTTCGACATCGTGTCCTATGTCATCCGCAAGATGGCCGAGGCTGTGTCCGAGTGGCTTGAGAACGAGCTGATCAATGGTACGGACGGCAAGATCGAGGGCGTGTCCAAGGTCACTGCCGCCGTGACGGCCGCTGCTGCTACCGCCATCACCGCCGACGAACTGATCGACCTGCAGGAGAGCATCCCCGACAAGCTGCAGCCCGGCTGCATCTGGGTGATGAGCCGCGCGACCCGCACCGCCATCCGCAAGCTGAAGGATGGTGAGGGCAACTACCTGCTGAACAAGGATGCTACTGCCAAATGGGGCTACAGCCTGTTCGGCCACGATGTGTATGTCTCTCAGAGCATGCCGGACATGGCCGCGGGGAAGCGCGCGGTGCTGTACCTTGACCCCACCGGCCTTGCCGTGAAGGTTGCCGAAAACCCCAGCGTGCAGGTTCTGCGCGAAAAATTCGCCGATGAGCACGCTGTGGGTGTGATCTGCTGGATGGAGGTTGACTCCAAGGTGGAGAACAAGCAGAAGATCGCCGCGCTGGATATGAAGGCAGCCGTGACCCCCGGCGGTTAAGGGGGAAGCGGCCATGAAGGTAAAAGCAACTACGAATTTTGCCGGTGAGATCTGCATGGCGAAGGGTGATGTCCGCGACGTTCCGGAGAGCGTCGCGGCTCCCCTCCTGGAGTGCGGTTATCTGGAAGCTTTGGAGCCTGTTCAGACTTCAGAGCAGAAGGATGAGCAGGATTCCGAGACGGAAACCACGCAAGAGCCGGAAACGGAGACGAAGAAAACTAAGCGGGCCAAGGCCAAAACGGAGGGCTGATGTATGAGACCTTGTGATTTGATGGCTGCGGACATTGCTCTGTTCTCCAGAAAGATCCTCAACACGGCCGAGTTTGACGAGCTCTCTGTTCTGGAGCAACAGGAATGCGAGGATGCGCTCGCTGCTGCGAAAGCAGCAGCAGCCGCTTATACCGGACTCGACATCGAGGCCACAGAGCAGGAAGATCTCGCTTATGCGGTGAAGGTTCTGGCGGCAGAAATGATCGACAACCACCAGATCACAACGCAGTACACCGGCAAAAATCCGGTTGCCATGCAGATCATGGATCTGCACAGCACCAACCTGCTGCCCAGCGTAGAGGAGTGATCGGATGCAGGACCACCTTTCTTCCGCTCTGCGGGATAAAATCGAGATCCTGACGCTGATTCAGGATGATGAGACCGGTAATATGGCCTGGGCACCCAGCCGAAAGCGCTGGGGCTCAGTTGAGATCGACCGGCAGAGGAACCTTTTTTCCATCGTGGGCGTCGGTTCCCAGGGGGCGACGATCATAATCCGACCGGATCCGCTGCTGACGCTGCACCAGGCCATCCGATGGAACGGTGAGTTCCTGCATCTGACGTCTATCACGCTGGCTCCGGAACGGGACCGGCAGGAGATCAAAGCAGCTATCTGCCATCCGGTGACTCTGACGGCAAAGCCGCAGGCCCGGACCGGCAGGGACACGATGAATCGACCGACTGTGGTGCAGCAGGCAACATTCTCCTTCCCAGGAATCCTGACAGAACGGTATTTCAACAGCGAAGAGGACGAAGTCTTCCGCAGGAGCACACTGGAACGTGTCCTCGTGGCCCCCAAAGCCGTTGTGCTGCGTGTCGGAGACCTTGTTCAGCTGGGAGATACCGCACCGTACACCATCCTGCAGCGCATGGATCTGGAATTCTACAAGAATGAATACGTGCTTGAACGCCGGGAGGATGTCTGATGCAGTCTCTGGAAATAGACGGTCTGAAGGAAGTCATCCAGACGCTGGAAACCACGCCGGAAGTCATCCGGCAGGCTCGGGCAGAGTTCTTTGATGAGGCTGGCGAGGTGCTGCTGGAAGCCGTTCAGCGGCACATCGGTGGGAGCGGCCGTGTTGCCGGCGTACAGGAGTCACACGTCGGTAGCGGGAAAGGCTATGTGGCCGTCCGGCCTATGGCAAAAACTAATCTGGATGGCTACGCAGCGGGTTATATTACCAATGCGCTGGAAAACGGCCATGCTGTAAGACCTGCCTCCGGAAAAGCCAAAAAGAAACGGCGATCCCGGGCAAAGGCGAACCGTGTCCAGGGTAAATATATGTACCGCAACACCGGCCAGCAGGAAGCGAAACGTGCCGCCGAAGAGGGAGCTCGTATCATCGAGGCCAAGATACTTGCCCACATGGAGGGAAGAAGCGTATGACCAAAACCGAGATCTTGGACGCCATCAATCTGCTGTTGGTGTCTAAATGTCCTGACCGCACGGTTTATGTGGACGTATGCCCAGTAGACTTCAACCGCCCTTCCTTCTGGCTTACGGTGGAGAAATACGATCTGACTGACGGTAATCGCTTTCTGATCCGTCATGACCTGCAGATCCGCCTGACGCTTTATGATGAGCTGGACGAGCACTACGATGCGTCCTGGTACCGGCTTTCCCAGGAGACGGACGCAGTCACGGAACTGCTCATTCGGGGCTGGATGGTAGGCCGCCGGCATCTGAAGCCGCTTTTGAAGGTGCTGCCCCGGGATCCAGACCGGGCGTATGTGCAAATCAATC